AAAGAAAATAGTCGCTGATCGTCGCACGATTGAAGATCAGTTAGTCAAAGCCTTGAGCATCCCCAAAAACCTTGACGGCACTCAAAATGTTCAGGACGAAGGCTATAAGATCAAGGTCGTTGGTCGTTTGGATAAAAAAGTAAACAGCGCCAAGCTGCAGGACTTGGCTGCTGAGTACGGTTTGACTGATCACTTGTCTAGCCTTTTCCGTTGGACACCTGAGATCAATGCCTCGGCATGGAAATCAGCAGATCCACGCATTACCGCACCACTTCTCGAAGCAATAACGACCAGTAACGGTCGCCCATCTTTCACAATCACTAAGGAATAAATCATGGCACAGTTAGACGAAACCTTTAGCGCTGACACACTCCCCGTTAGCGACCGTAACTTTGAGCCTTTGCCTGCAGGTTGGTACACCGCGGTGGTCAATGGCGCAGAGATCAAAGTCACCAAAGCCGGTACTGGCAAATATATTGCTGTTCGGTATGACATTACCGGCCCGAGCCATCAAGGCAGGGTTGTCTTTGGCAATCTTAACATCAAGAACCCTAACCCCACGGCTGAAAAGATTGGGCGCGAGCAGCTAGGCGAGATCATGCGCGCTGTTGGTTTGGCTACGGTGCAAGACACGGATCAGCTAATTGGCGGGCAGTTGATGATCAAGCTTGACGTGCGTGAGTCTGAGCAGTACGGCGCATCAAATGATGTGAAGGCATTCAAGGCAAATGGTTCGGCGCCACCTGCGGCAGCCAAAGCACCGGCAGCGGCGACTGGTAAGGCAGCCCCACCTTGGGTTAAGAAGTAAAAAAAATGCCCCTGACCTCACGGTTGGGGGCAAAAACTAAGGAGAGTATTTTGATTATACCGGAATCAGAACACACGATTCAAGCCCTGATCGACAAACACCATGAGTCGATTCAGAGTGAGCCACGCGCCCATATGGGTGCTAGTGTGCTTGGTCACGTCTGTGATCGTTGGTTGTGGCTATCGTTCAGGATGGCGGTCATTGAGCGCTTCCCTGGTCGTATCCTGCGCCTGTTTAGACGCGGGCAAAACGAAGAGGCACAAGTGGTGTCTGACCTGCGCGCAATCGGGCTGAACGTACAAAAGACGGGTGACAATCAGTCGCGCGTGGACTTTGGTTGCCACGTTGGTGGCTCAGTCGATGGGGTGATTGAGTCAGGGGTGCTTGAAGCGCCCAACGCCCGTCACGTTTTGGAAATCAAGACGCACGGCAAGAAATCGTTTGATGATCTTGAAAAAAACGGGGTTGAGAAAGCAAAGCCCCAGCATTACATCCAGATGCAAGCTTATATGCTTGGGCTAAAGCTTGACCGTGCGCTGTACTACGCCGTCTGTAAAGATGACGATCGTATCTACACCGAGCGGGTAAAACTAGATAAGGCCGTGGCGACTAAGGCAGTTGACCGCGGGCATCGCCTGGTCAAAGCTGACCGTATGCCGCCACCAATATCAACCGATCCCACATGGTTTGAGTGCCGGTTCTGCGCCGCGCATGAGTTTTGCCATAAGACGAAACTAACTAAAGAAGTGAACTGCCGGACTTGTACCGCTAGTACCGCTCGTGAGGATGGCACTTGGCATTGTGCAGAATATGACGTACCACTTGATTTTGAGAACCAAAAGCAAGGTTGCGAGGCGCACGTCCTGCATCCTGATCTTGTGCCGTGGCAACACAAGATTGAGGGCAGCAAAGTTATTTGGATAACACCTGATGGTGACATCAAAAACGGCGTAAGCGACTGGGAAACCTTCACTAGCCGTGAGATTGTGGCAAATCCCAAGGCCTGTGCAAGTGACGATAAGTTTGTGTCTGAAGCGCGTGAGATATTTGGTGCGAAGGTGGGGGGATGATTCGGTCAGCCGAAATAAAAGATATTCCATATATCGTTTCTTTGGCCAACAAAGAAAGCAAATGCCTAGGATTTATTCCAAAACCTGCGTATGAAGCGTGTATAACCGGAATAAAAACGGGCAAACGATGGAGTACAACTTGCAACGATAAATTATTTTGTTGTGAAGAAAACGGTGATTTGGTTGGCTTTGTAATGTTTTCTTTTGGCAGAATTAGTAAAGTAAATCAAATTTGTATTCAACCAGATGCTAGGTTAATAGAAAGGGGGAAAGCGTTGTTAAGCGCAGGAATTTCACACGCAAATTTGAGAGGAATAGAAGATTTTGCTTGTGGTTGCGCTAATGATTTACCAAGTAACTTTTTTTGGCAACAAATGGGCTGGGTTCGGGTTGGTGAAAGAAATGGCATAAGTCATAAAAACACATGGAAAGAATCCAGTAAACGACAAGTAAACATTTATCGCTATCAAACTAACAGCCTTTTTACAAATGATTTTGGTTTGATTTTGCCAAAAGAAAAAACAACATTGGTAATATGAAATGTTAAGAGATTACCAACAACGCGCAATAGACCAGTTATACGCTTGGTTCAGCGCCAACCCGACCGGCAACCCCTGCCTAGTCTTACCCACCGGCTCAGGCAAAAGCCATATTGTGGCTGCACTTTGCAAGGAGGCTTTGCAGGAATGGCCTGAAACCACCATTCTCATGCTCACCCACGTCAAAGAATTGATCGTGCAAAACGCTGAGAAGATGCGCTTGCATTGGCCAGGCGCACCGCTCGGTATTTACAGCGCAGGTATTGGCAAAAAAGATTTAGGTGAGCCGATCACATTTGCAGGGATCCAGTCTGTAAGAACCAAGGCACCCCTGCTCGGACACATTGATTTAGTAATTGTGGATGAGTGTCACCTGGTGAGCCACAAGGATGAGGGCGGTTACCGCAGCCTTTTAAACGATCTACAGGCGATCAATCCACATCTTAGGGTCGTAGGCTTGACCGCCACGCCTTATCGCCTTGGACACGGTTTAATCACGGATAAGCCGGCATTATTTGATGCTCTGATCAATCCGGTCAGCATTGAGGAGTTGGTACATAAAAAATATTTGGCAACCCTGCGTAGCAAATTAACAACAGAGCGGTTAGACGTGAGCGGAGTGCATAAGCGTGGCGGCGAGTACATCGACGCAGAGTTGCAAGCTGCCGTGGATAACGCTGATAAAAATATCAATGTTGTGCGAGAAGTAATCAAACTAGCGGGCAATCGGAAAGCCTGGTTGTTCTTTTGTGCCGGCGTTAAACACGCGCAACACGTCTGCCAAGAATTGATCAACCAAGGTGTGACGGCAGAGTGTGTAACTGGCGATACGTCCAAAGCAGAACGTGATCGGATCCTGACCGAGTTTAAAGCGGGGCGTATCCGTGCGCTGACAAACGCCAATGTGTTGACCACCGGCTTTGACTATCCCGACATTGATTTGATTGCCATGTTGCGCCCCACCATGTCAGCATCACTCTATGTCCAGATGGCAGGGCGGGGGATGCGCCCCAAGAGCCACACCGATCATTGCTTGGTATTAGATTTTGCGGGTGTGGTGGAAATGCACGGGCCAATCACCAACGTGCAGCCAAGCAAAAAGAAGGGTGACGGCGAGGGCGAAGCTCCTGTAAAAGTTTGTGACGTATGCCATGAGATCGTTCACATCTCGGCGCACACTTGCCCTAACTGCGGCACACCATTTCCACCAGCACCTGAGAAAAAACTAGTGTTGCGCCATGACGACATTATGGGCTTGGATGGTGTGGATATGCCAATCAGTGAGTGGCATTGGCGCAAGCACGTCAGCCGCGCCTCGGGTAACGAAATGATCGCCTTAACTTATTACGGTGGTCTAACTGATCCACCCATCACAGAGTACTTGCCTGTCTTAAATCAGGGCTATGCCGGCAACAAAGCCATGCAATTGCTACAAGATATAGGGCAGCGCTCAAACGCCACGCTTACGGGCATTAATCAAGCCTCAGAGCCATTGACATATTTAGTTACACAGATGAATCAGTCAAACCCGCCAAGCATGATTGAGTACAAACGTGATGGCAAATTTTATAGAGTGGTGAAGAGATTATGGTAACCGCCGTATCAGAACACATGGAACAAGCCCGCCTAGTTATGTGGTTTAGGCGCACCTATCCGGAT